TCATAATATTGTCCTTTTTTATATTTTGTAAATTGACAAGACTCAGACCAATCCCAATTAAAATTCCAACCTGCACTTTGATTTGCTTGATGAACATAAGGTTGTATTTCTTTATATACCCATCTATCATTCATCCAAACAATATCTGAATTTCTTTTCTTTTTTAAATCTGTAACTTCTTTTGAATTTAATTTCTTTTTTCCAAAACCACCTGTCACTGCCATTTGATCTTGCATTTGATGACCATATTTTACAATGTCATCACAAATTCTTGAAGGGATAGCTGATTGAAAATACCAGTAATAGTTTGAGAGATTCATAAATTCTTTATGAACACATATCTATCATTTTTTAAGAAACAGTCAAGGTTCCAGAAACTGTGAATGTTGCAACTTTACATCCACCTGGTGTAGTTGTGCTTGTGTTTGTACAAGGACTCACAGCAAATGTTGCAGCACTTGGACCTCTTACAACTACAATTCCTGAACCGCCAGAACCTGCATTAGCTGGATCTGGACTTCCTCCATCACCACCTGTACCTGTATTAGCTCCACCTGAAGTTCCAGGTCCTGCATTATATATAGCTCCTGTTCCACCACCTGCATAATTTGTTGCACATCCTGTAATAGCATTAGGAACAGTTGGGCCTCCAGGTCCACCTGCTGGACCACTTCCATTTGTTCCAGCTCCACCAGCTCCACCTCCACCACCAGCTCCGTAATTAGGTGCTCCACCTAAACCATCTCCACCATCATTTCCTTCAGGAGGATTAAATCCTCCTGCATTACCAGTTCCACCAGCTGCACATCCAGGACCACCAGAATTACCACCACCTCCACCACCAGATCCTCCTGGTAAACCTTGTACAGTTTGTCTAGCACCACCTCCACCTCCAGTGGATGTAATACTATCAAAACTTGAATCATTACCATTAGCACCATAATCACCAGCAGGTTCTGATGGTCCGCCAGCTCCAGCACCACCAGCTCCTATAGTAATTGTGTGATCTCCTGCAGATATAAATATATTACTTGCTTGTAACGGACTTGGACCATAACCAGAAGCTCTATATCCTCCAGCTCCACCACCTCCACCGCCATCTGTTCCACCACCTCCACCACCAGCGACAACTAAATAATCTAAATTATATCCAAACTGTGGCCACGTTCCTTGTTGCTTGGCTGCTAATTGAGATTGTAAACTCCATACACCACTTGCTTTGTTTAATTCTTTTACGATGACTACACCTGATCCGCCTGCTCCTGAAGAAGTTGGATTATTACCTCCACCACCGCCTCCACCGCCAGTGTTAGCTGCTCCTGTAACATTTGGAGATGGTGCACCAGGAGCTCCACCACCTGATCCACCAGAAGCTGTCCCACCAGGACCTGTGCTTCCACCACCACCAGCAAAATATTTATAACTTGGAGAAGGACCTGGAGTTCCATTACATCCCGCAATAGCTGTCGGTATTCCTATACCTATTCCTCCAGCGCCACCAGCAGTTGGTGTTCCTGAACCTCCTACAGCTCCAGCACCGCCGCCACCACCGCCACCAGCATTTGAAATAGCGTTTCCGCCTGGATTACCTTCAGCAGGTGTATAGCCTCCTGCATTACCTGTTCCTCCAATTAAAGAAGGTGTAGGTCCACACGCATCAGCTCCTGCACCACCGCCAGAACCTCCTGGAAATCTACAAGTATTATTTGCTTGATCACCAATTCCAGCTCCGCCTCCTGATGTTGTAATTGAATCTATTCCATCCGTTCCAGAAGGATTAAAACTTGAAGGATCACCTCTATAACCTGCGTTTTGTTGAACATTTGCTCCTGCACCTCCTGCTCCTACAACTATAGAATAAGTTGAACCACCATTTACATTTAAAGATGGTCCTGCAGATCCAGTTGTATCAAAAGATGTTCTTGCGCCGCCAGCTCCACCTGCTCCACCATAAGATGGAGTTGATCCTCCACCTGCTCCACCTGCGACTACTAAATAATCTACTACTCTAGTTCCTGGTTGTGTAGTTAAGCAGCCTGATGATGTTTTAACAGTAACCGTACACTTCCCGAAAGAAGTTTTATTTGTTTTACCGATTATACCGCCATTGGTTCTGGCCATTTGAGTCTCCTATGCGGACACCCAAGCTGTGCCGTTCCAATCGTATACTGTTGGTGTTTCCGCTGTATCGTCTGATTTAGTTGCTTCCCAACCTTTAGTATTATCTGCTTGATACTTTGTATCATTCCATCTGATAACATATCTCCAAACAGATGGATCTGCTCCATCATCTGTAATTGTTGGATAAGCAATAGGTGCTTGCCAATCATCATTAGAATCTAATGACCAAGATGCGAAAGGTTGTGGATTTAAAAATTTATCTTTTGAATAATCGTACGTATAACCAATACCACAGTATTGTTTTCTAAAATTTGAATTGTAAGAAGTTTGTTTCCAAGTGCCACCTTTAAAAAAGTTAGCGCACCAAGTTTCTCCATCCGCGTGCATATCATTTGCACCTAATGGTCCAGCTGCTGTATTAATGTCATTACCTACAACAACGACTCTTTCAACAACCCATAATTCATTAGAGGTATGACCTGTTGGGTCTACTTTTCTTTTTATTTCTGCAAAGTGTGCCATTTTATTTTTCTCCTAATGTTATAATTATAAATTAAACCTAATTCACTGTCAATGTACCTGTCACCGTAAATGTAGCTACTTTAGCTCCACAAGGTGCACAAGTAACTGTGTTTGTACAAGGGCCTGCTACAACACAAGCTGCGGCTGGTAATCTAACAATTACTATACCAGATCCACCTGATGAACCAGTAGGATTTCCAGGATAACCATTTCCACCTCCACCACCACCTGTGTTAGCTGTTCCACTGACACCTTGATAACAAGTAGGTGCACTACCACCTGCTCCACCACCACCAGTTCCACCTGAACCTTCAGTTCCTGCAAAAGGTTTTCCACCTCCACCACCACCTGCATATGCAGCTGAACCACCAGAAATTGAAGTTGTTGCACCAGCTCCACCATTTCCAGAAGAACTTGAACAACCAGGTCCACCATTTCCTCCAGCAGCAGTAGCACCTCCACCACCACCCGTACTATAAGGTACTCCAGTTCCACCAGGTTGTCCTTCAGAAGGAGAATAACCTCCAGCATTACCTGTTCCTCCAGCAGAAGGTCCAGCTCCTGCAGGTCTACCATTTATACCTCCACCACCACCTGAACCACCTGGAAGCCCTGCATTACAGGTAGCACAAGTTGGTGCTCCTGAACCACCTCCACCACCACTTGATGTTATATTTGAAAAACTTGAGTCATTACCTGGATTACCATCAACACCAGACGTAATTGCAGCTCCTCCAGCACCAACTACAATTGAATAACAACCACCACCAATAGTTAATGGAGTTACTCCACTTCCTAAAGGTGAAACTGAATAACAACCAGTAGCTGTACCACCAGATTCTCTAAATCCACCTGCTCCACCACCACCACCTCTTTCTGTGTTACCACCACCTCCACCACCTGCTACAACTAAATAATCTACTGAATAAATTGTTGGATCACCATCAGCAATTGTTAAACATCCTGATGCTGTGAAACTTGCAATCTGATCATATGCACAACCATTTGCAACATAAGAAACTGAACCGCCAGGAGTCGTTGATAATGTAACTCCTTGACCTGCATTTGCTCTAACAACCACGATACCTGAACCGCCTGCTGCTCCTGTTTGTGTAGTTTCTCCACCTGCACCACCTCCACCACCTGTGTTTGCTGTACCAGCAACTGCTGCTGTTGGACCATTAGCTGCATTTCCACCACCACCTGCACCACCACATCCACCAGTTCCACCTTGAGGTTCACAACCTCCACCACCACCACCGCCAGCGTAACTTACTGCTGATCCAGTAATTGAATTAGGAGCTCCTGCTCCACCATCTCCACCTGCGTGAGGTGATTGATTATCTTGTCCAACTGCTGTAGCTCCACCTCCACCACCAGCTCCGCAATTTCCTGGTGATCCACCAAATCCACCATTATTACCTTGTGGGGGATCTACTGGAGGTGTATTACCAGTTCCACCTACTGCCGATGGTTCTCCACTACCACCTTTTCCTCCACCACCTGAACCTCCAGGTGATCCAGCTCTAGGAGAACCTGAACCAGATCCAAACCCTCCTCCAGCTGATGTTATTGCTGAAAAACTTGAATCATTTCCAGATACTCCTGAATTACATCCAGTTGCACCTGATCCACCTGCTCCAACTGTAATTGAATAACTTCCTAAACCTAATGCTTGTGCTGTTCCTTGTAAAGGTGATGGTCCATAACCTGATGCACGATATCCTCCTGCACCACCTCCACCTGATCTTCTTCCACCTGCACCGCCACCACCAGCCACGACTAAGTAATCTAAATCTACTGATCTTGAAACCCACGTTCCACATTTAACATTTTCATAAACTTCTTCCATACTCCATACACCAGGTGCTTTTGGTTTTAATTGTGGTTCTTTAATTAATACAACACCAGATCCACCGCCACCTGAATCATAAGTAGCTCCTGGTCCTCCACCAGATCCACCGCCACCACCAGTATTAACTGTTCCATCATTTCCACCTGTTGTAGATCCATCTCCACCACCACCTAATCCACCTGCTCCTTCTCTTACGTTAGGTGCACTACCTGGTCCAGCAGCTCCACCACCTCCACCGCCAACAGCAGTAATAGGTGATCCTGGAAAAATACTTGTTACACATAAACCATCTCCACCAGCTCCAGCAACTCTTGGTCCTCCTGGAGTTCCAGCATTTCCTATTCCACATCCTCCAGCAGCAGAATATCCTCCACCGCCAGCACCAGCATCTCCACCTAAATCTGGACCTGAATTTCCTCCTGGATTACCTTGACAAGCTGTTCCTGCTCCACCAGTTCCTGGTGCATCACCACCTCCACCTGATCCTCCTGATCTTCCACATTTAGGAGAAGCACCTCCACCACCACCTCCTACAGCAGTGTAAGTTGTACAGCCAATAACTAAAGTTGAATTATTTCCATCTCCACCTGCTCCACTTCCAGGTGCAGGATTTCTTGCAGCACCACCACCAATTGTTACACAATAAGTTGAACCACCTCCAACAGCAATAGATGGATTATAAATTACACCGCCTGCTCCTCCACCTCCAGAGTTATCCATTCCAGCAGCTCCACCTCCAGCAACAACTGCTGCAACAATTTCAGAAGTTAATGGTTGAGTTGTAAAACAACCTGATGATGTTTTTGTGTGAATTACTTCTGCCTGACATTTAGTACAGACTGGGTTGGGAGGTCCTATTATTCCGCCATTAGCCATAGCTGGTTATCCTCCTTATGCGTCGTCTAATACTTCATATGAAATAAATAAATCTAAATCAGATGCAGCACTAGCTCCACCTTTTAGTATGTCGCCTTCTCTTAAATAGATAGGCGTGTCCACTAATACTAACGTTGCGTCAGCTGGGACAGAAACTGTTTTGGCAATGTAAACATCAGCAGCACCACTTGCAACTGTTGCACCAGAAGATGTTTGAACACTTGTGTCAATAAAAACTGTTACATCTGCTGCGTTTGTTCCATCAACGTTTGCAACTGTCATTCTATTTATTTTAATTAATTTGTCTGATGACACAGTCATAAGAGTTGTAGTCGGAGTTGCTGTTAAGTTCCAGCCAACCGACTCTCCTCTAATATCTGTTACGTTTACTATATTTGGGTTTGCCATAATTATCTCCTATATTATCCGAAAACTATTGCCATTGCAATAGCCTTTCCAATTCCAATTCCTGCATCTCCAAAACTTAAAGTACCTGATCCGTTAGTTATAATAGCTTGGCCATTAGTCCCATCAGAAGCAGGTAAAGTAAATTGACTGATAGTGGTAAATGCAGCATTTACATCGATTAAATCAGTTCCGTTTGCGTATGCAAATCTTGTTCCTTTATCTGTTGTTGAAAAAGTAAAACCAGTTCCAGAGGCAGTCTTAACTTGAACTGTAAAAGCACCTGTTGTGTTATTTTTAAAAATATAACTTTTTTCAATTCCATCAGGTACGGTTACGATTTGGTTACCTGTAATAGTTCCTGTTAACTCTATAATTAAATTTCTTGCATCAGAAGTTGTAGTTGCTCCATCAGTAATTGTTAGTGCAGTAGTTTGTGCTCCACCTGCAATTGATTTAGATAAGTATCCTTGAGATTGCTCAACGATGTTTAAATTAGTATTTGTAATATCACCCCATTGGCCAGACTTTTCGCCTGTAACCATTAATTCTATTCCAAGTGTAGTAGTATAACTTGATGGCATATTTAAATTCTCCTATTGTGTTTATATTTTACTATCATTAAGCTGCGAGATCAACCTCTGTCCAAGTATTTGATGCTCCTGTATTTACCTCAGTCCATACATTATTAACTCCTGGATCTACTTCCTGCCAAGCTTGAATATTGACTGTTCCAATGCTTGTAGTCATTGAAATACCTGTTAAATTAACCTCTGCTGAAGCCGTAATTGTGACAGAGCCTATATTAGTAGTTAACTGTTGTCCTGTAACCTCTGCTATAGATACTGCATCCACCTCTCCAATACTACTAGTTAATGATTGACCAGTAACAGACACATCAGCATTACCTGCTGGAATTTCTTCTCCTATTGAAGTTGTTAATTGAATACCTGTTACATCTACAGGAGTATTTAAATCTATTGTCTCATCACCAATTGCTGGAGTTAAACTGATACCAGTTAAAGATATATTAGCATCAGCTTGTGTTGTAACTCCATTAATACTTAATGTTGCTTCATTTCCAGTAGTTACTGGACCTACTTCTATAACTTCTGTTACTTGCCCTACATTTGTATTAATTGTGTGTTCGACAACATTGATAGTGATATTACCATCTGCAGCAATATCCACGGCTCCTGCACTTCCTGTTAACTGTGTTCCAGTTACAGGTGCATTAGCATTACCTGTTAAATCTTCTTCGCCGATATTTGCATTAAGTTGAATACCAGTAACATCTAGATTTGCATCTGCCGTTACTGTTTCATCACCAATTAATGATTGTAGTTCTTGTCCTAATACGGATTGATCAACACCGATTGAAATAGATACAGAACCAATACCTGTTGAAAGTGCATCAGTTAAATTTCCACTACCCCAAGCAAATTCACCCCAGGCTTGTTGGCCCCATGAATCTCCAAAAGTTACATCAATGCCATTATCACCCCAGGCTTGTTCGCCCCAATTATTGGATCCCCAGGGTGATTGTGACATTAAAAACTCCTTAGCTAATTCTTAGAATAGCAGCAGAAGTCGTGAATGCAGGGAATTGTATAGTGAATGTTCCAGCAGTTGCAGTTTTGTCTCCACCGAAATCTAACACACAAACCGCTTCAGTAGTACCCGTACCACCATTAGTTGTTGTATTATAAATTAAAGCACCTCTTGCAGTAAGAGTTACTCCAGTAAAAGATAAATTACTAAAATTAGTAATTGCAACGCCTGAAGATACTTTCACTCCAGAGTTAACTAAAGCTTTACCACCTGCAGTATATCCTGCTGGTGAAGATACTTCACTTGTTGTTGCGTAGTTAGTTGTTGATTCTCCTAATATAGCAGAAGAGTCATACATTGCTAATTTGAATGTATCACCTCCAGCTGAATCAAAATCATGTTCACCTGCTAGTAATTGTTTTTTAAATGAATTGCAAATTGCATTTGTTGTTATTGCCATAATTATTCTCCTTTATTAATTTTATGGTGATGGCGAATCTACTTTAACTCTAGGAACACCATCATCAAATTCTGCACGTCTTCTTCTTCCCATTTGTTGAAGAGCAAAATTCTGTATCTCTTCATTATACTTACTTTTATATAAATTGTACATATCCATGGGTCCTTTTAAATAAGAAAAAGCTTCAGTTAATACACCGTGTAGTAACATTGATTCTTGGTATGTTGAAAGAAATGTATTGTTAGAAGATGTAAATTCTGGTGGATCTGTAATATAATTGATTTGTACAGTGTATGCAGAATCCGGTGTTGGAGCTACAAGAATATTATTTTCATCCCAATTTGCCCAATATTTAGGTAAACCAGTTGCTCCACCGTTATTATATTCAGATATAAAACTTGTGTCTCTTTTCTCTAAAAAAGTTCTATCACTTCCGTTAATTGCTTGAACGGATCTCATAATAGTTAAATCAGCAGGTAAGATAACGTATCGATTACCACTTGTGAATGTTGATGTAGAGTATTTTCTTAAATCATCATAATCAACTTTACCTGCAACATCGAGTTCAACCGATCTGATAAAATCTTGAATGATTGCATCAGTTAATACATTACTATCGACTTCAGTATAATCTCTAACTTGAGTTAAAAAAGCTGCATGAGTAATAGCCATTATGATATCTCCACGGTTACTGATCTAAGTTGAATAGATAATTGTCTTCTTCTATTTTGTAGTGATGGATCTGCAGGAATCATTTCTGAAGTCCCTTGATTACTAAATGCAAAATCTCCTGGTAATTCTAAATCTGCAACACCAACTGATGCTCCACCAGAATCTGCAAATAAACCTGCTATTAAAGTAGGTTGTTGAAATCTTTGTGATCTTGGATTTTTTAAAGCTATTGCATCTGCTTTATGGTATGGTGGATCCAGTTGTGGATGCTTTGGTTCATACTCAGATATATGAACTATAGAACCATTCCATTCTTTGACCATTTCTGTATATGGAAATGCTTGTCCACTTCTATCCGATATAGCTTGTGATTTTTTACCTCTTGCATATGACATTACACACCATCTCCAAAGTAAGTTTGAGGTGATATATAAACAGAAGTTCTAGAACCATCTTCATTTAATGCTCTTAATAACTCATCCTCATACAATTGTTTTAAAACTTGTATTCTATCTGGTGCTTTCTTTTGAGATAAATAATAAGCAAGACCTGCACACATACATGGTAAAAATCTATAAGCAATATCTGCAGTATTTGTAAATGCACCTGCATCTTCTATTCTGTTAATTGTATAATATTTTAAAGTTGTATATGTTGTTGCATCTGGAGCTAGATATAAACTAATTGTTGGTACTGTTTGTCTGTTCACATAATATTGTGAAGGTTGTCCAGTTGCTAATTTGTTTGGTAAAGCAGCATATGCTGATCTATCAATTTTTGTAAGTGAAATATCATTAGTAGATGAATTATCTCCTGCAGCTGCAGTTGTAGAAATGTATGCTTCTAATACATCATTAACATCTGTTGGAGTATTATAAGTTGCAGTTCCTGCAGTTAAGGCTTGTTCATTGAGTTGAACTTTCCAAAGGTGAATACCTCTGTTTCCCCATTCAGCAAATAAAAGATTTAAACTTCTTCTGGCACTTCTTATATCATTACCACTATTGGTTCGCATACCACATCGTTCATATGCTTCCTCAATAATATCATCGATCTGTAAATCGAATGTTGTGGTTCCTGATGTTGCCATAGTTCATTACATTAAATCTTTATAGTAATCCATAGATTTACCAGGGATTAAATCTTCATCTTGTAGACCCATAC